GCTTTTCCTAAATTAGTTTCTGTGTCAAAAGCATAGATGATTTTATTTACATCTATACCCATTGTGTTGTACCCAGTAGTTCCGTCACCAGGATTACTAAAATCCTCGTTTCCAAACTTTTTTACAGGTACTGAAATAAAATTTGCCATTTTTTTAATTTTTTGTTAATAAATAGATTGATTGTAAATGCAAATATAGTTAAACTATTGTATATATCCAAATTTATTCGTATATTTGTCTTATGTCAAGTAAAGAAATTTATGGTATACCAATTAGTATTCCAAAAAAACCTTCTAAGCGTTTTATTTTAGGTTCTAACAAACCAAAAAAGAAACAAAAGTGGGAAAGGACTGAGCTTCCA